GGCGGGATTTGCTGATATAACAACGAATCTCAAGACAACCATGACAACTTCTATGGTTGTAGATACAGTCGCAGTTTACAATTACACGCTAGATTACGTTCGTGTAGCTAGACATTACAACCTGGGAACGGATTATCCGGAGGTAGTGAACCTTTCACTGAATAATGGCGGAAAGTATTACGTATTCTCTGATGATGCTTCATCAGTATACGAGACTCTTGATTTCGGCGGAGATGATGACTGGAGTCTAGGAACATTTACAGGAAATGTGACCGAAGTCGATGGCTCTCTGGTCAATCTATTTGATGAAACATCTGGTACATGGCTTACAGGCACGTGGACATATCAGTTCTCTGTAGACAGTGATGTTGGAACTGGAATTACGCTCAATGGCTCCAAGATTACGTGGTATTCAACAGATGCAATTACTGTTGAATATTCAACAGATGATACAACATGGACTGCCGCAACAAACGGCGGGTCTATTGTTGGTACACAGAGTCTTGCTTCGGGATATGCTATTGCAGTAAGGGTTACTATCCCAACAACATCAACAGCTCAAGCTGTTGTCGATAGTCTCAAGATTGTATTTTATACGGACAAGACAATCAAGGGTTCTGACGAAAATCTTCCAGCAACCTTCGTGGCTCCGCTAACTGTGACTCTTTCTGGAAGCTCGTATCCACCAGCTTCATTCAATGATAACGCCGGGGTTGTTTTGCCAGCATCAAATGGTGTATCCATTCCAGCAGATACAGATTTCGACCCATACACAGCAGTAGAAATGGCTGTAAAGGTAGATACAAGTACAGCTAGCAAGACGATTTTGTCTGTGGGGTCAGCGTCTATTACATCAAATGGTTCTGGTCAGTGGACATTCACTGGACTTACCGCACTTTATGTTGATGGCGTGTCCGTAACATCTCCATATACCCTTGATACTGGAAAGTGGCACCATGTTTTGGCGGTATTTTCTGGGACAACGTCTCAGGTCTATATTGGAAACAACTCTGCTGGAACAGCAGCATACCCAATGAGACTAGGATATGTGGCTCTGTACAATGACCCTATCACTTCTGGTGATGCAGTGCTGATTTATGACACTTGGGTTGGTACAGCAGCAGCTCAGATTGCTGACGAGAGCACAACGAACATTCACGAGCATACTTTCACAGAAACATCTTCGCCATTTAGGGCGTATGCCTATAACTGGGCTATCACTGGTGCAGGCTGATGCCAAAAATGCTTGCTAACTCCCTATTTTGACGCATTCGTGACCACAATTTGCCCTTAAGATGCATTGTGGGTATAATTTCATATATGAAGACTACACGAAAGCAAATTGTAGAAGAGGTTCCCTGGGGCGTTTATGTCTGGGAGATGCCTGATGGTCGTTGGATTGGCGACGACGATGGTAACTTCCTGAACATTTCTGCCATGAAGGGGGACAGAAAGCGCCTTCAGCAGCTTAAGGATGCTGTTCGTGCTTATGGTGTTACCGAAGGTAAGCCATTCTTTCTTTCTGGTCATCGACAGGTTTCTGACGAAGAATTTGAGGAGCAGAAGCGCAGGATGGCCTTTGGTCTAGTACCAGATGAGCTTGATATTGCTGCATTTAGGGAGGAGCAGGCTAGATAATGACAACTAAGGTTGTATCCGCAGAAGACGAGCCACAGGAAATTGAGGTTAAGGTTGGCTCTATCGTAGAATACCGCGCGTCTTCTGACGAAGTAGATGTATTCTCAAAGTCCGCTGACGAAGTTCGTAAGATGGACGGAATTACCCCTGCCCTTAAGCGTAGAACTACACGTGAATTGCAGAAGTTCCAGCGTGGAACGGGTGGGGCTAAGACTAAGCGTGAAGAGCGAGACGAGATTACAGGATACAACCTGTTTGAGGTGGTAATGCCACCGTACAATCTTGATTACCTAGCAGCTCTATACGAGAAGTCATCGCCACACGCCGCAGCCGTAAAGGCTAAGGTGAAGAATATCGCCGGGTTGGGATATCAGTTCGTAGAATCAGACGCTACCAAGGAAAAGCTAGACGAGATTGAGGGAGATGAGGACAAGCTAGCGAAGCTTCGTCGTAAGCTTTCCCGTGGTCGTCGTGAGCTTAATGACTGGCTTGATTCATGTAATGAAGAAGATGAGTTTGATGAGACATTGTCTAAGCTCTGGACTGATTACGAAACTACCGGAAATGCCTACCTTGAGGTAGGAAGAAAGAACACTGGCCAAATTGGATATGTAGGTCACATTCCATCAACCACGCTTCGAATCAGAAAGCAGCGAGATGGATTTGTCCAGATTATTTCAAACAGAGCTGTGTTCTTCAGAAACTTCGGGGATAAGGAGACGACCGACCCAATTGGTCACGACCCACGTCCTAACGAGATTATTCATTTCAAGAAGTACACACCAACACATGGTTACTATGGTGTCCCAGACATCATTTCTGCCATGAATGCTGTTACTGGTAATGAATTCTCTGCGCGTTTCAACCTTGATTACTTTGAGAACAAGGCTGTCCCTCGTTACGTTATCGTAATCAAGGGTGGTAATCTTTCATCAAGGTCAGAGCAGCAGATTCTAGAATTCTTCCAGGCTTCCTTGAAAGGTAAGAACCATAGAACACTTTATGTCCCTCTGCCTGCCGACGAGGAGGGCAAGAAGGTTTCATTCGAAATGAAGCCAGTAGAAACAGGCACGCAGGATTCTTCATTCAACAACTATCGAAAGGGTAACTTGAATGAAATCCTTATGGCTCACGGAGTTCCAATCTCAAAGGTGTCTTTGGGTGAGGGTGTTTCTCTTGCAGCCGCGCGTGATGCTGATAAGACTTTCAAGGAGCAGGTCTGCCGTCCAGAGCAGAGAATTCTTGAAAAGAAGTTGAACAAGATGGTCAAGGAAATGACAGATGTATTCATTCTTAAGCTGAACGAACTTTCACTTACAGATGAAGATACTCAGTCAAAGATTGATGAGCGTTACCTACGTCTTGGTACTTACCTACCTAATGAGGTTCGTGCTCGTCAGGGTCTTCCAGGAATTAAGGGAGGAGACAAGCCAGTGGAACTTAAGCCTCAGCAGGCGGCAGAGCAAAAGACACAGGCTTCAGGAAATAGGAGGAGAGACCAGGAGCGTTCCGGAAACTCAACCGACTCTGCATCTTCGAACAACACCAGAAATCCACAGGGAGAAGGAAGACAGACCGCCTAAAATAGATGATTAGGATTCTAAGAAGGGCTTGGGAGAGCCTAGCCACAGCTTTGGCTAGGCCAATCAATAAAGTAGCCGCAGTAGTTTTGTCCATTTACACATTTCTCTGGGGGTTCTGGATTGCCAACCCCTTCTGGGATGTGTTTGGACACGCACAAGTCTACGATTGGCTAGCAGATATTGCACCAGAATCATATTGGGGTGCAATGGCAATGGCAGTAGGTGCCATTATGACTTACGGAGTTATTCGTGGGTCTGTTAAATCACTTACGATTGGAGCATTTGTCGGCTTTATTCACTGGCTAATCATTGCCATGGGATATTTCGCGGGGGATTGGCGTAACACAGGTGGAATCACATCAAGTGCAATGGCTCTATATTGCGCTGCTATCTATCTGAACGTTCGCTTCATCCAATACAAAGAAACACACCCAGAATAATTTGCCTTTTTAAAAGGCGGCTGATATTATCTAAACATGGAGATTAAGAAGGCTCAGTGGGCTTCAGATGGTGACAATGTTCGCCTTACGATGCCACTTTCCAAGGTTGATAAGGAGAACCGCCTGGTTTCAGGTTGGGCTTCTCTCGACAACGCTGACAGCCAGGGAGATGTAGTTCTCAAGGAGGCCAACCAGCGTGCATTCAGCCGTTTCCGTGGAAACATCCGTGAAATGCACCAGCCAATTGCGGTTGGGCGCATGGTTGATTTCAAGGAAGACTCCTACTTTGACCAGCAGACACAGAAGTTCTATAACGGAATCTTCGTTACGGTCTATGTGTCTAAGGGTGCGCAGGATACTTGGGAGAAGGTTCTCGATGGAACGCTCCAGGGATTTTCTATCGGCGGAGCCATCATTGATGCTGAAACTCAGTGGGTTAAGGACGCAGGTCGTTCAATCCGCTTTGTAAAGGACTATGAGCTAGTCGAGCTAAGCTTGGTAGATTCTCCAGCAAACCAGCTTGCAAACGTGTTCTCAATTACTAAGGCTGCCGATGGTAGCACTGTAATGAAGGGAATTGTAGCTGACACTCGTTCCGAGAACGTCTTCTACTGTGAGCAGGATGGTATTGCTAAGACTTCCACCGATGATTCCGCAGAGTGCGGAAATTGTGGTACAGCAATGGCCAACATCGGATGGTTTGAGTACGACAGCGATGAGGAAAAGACCGAAAAGGTTGCTTCACTAGTTGCTGGTCGTAATTCTTCTATCACGAGCGGTTCAGAGGAAGAACCAATCGCTAAGCAGGAAGAACCTGCAAACAACGAAGGAGGTGTAATCGTGGCAGAAGAGAACAAGACTCCTGAGACGGAGGTTGAGGCTGGTTCCGCAGCAACAGCAGTAGATGAGGTTGCAGAGGAAGGAAAGGCTGAGACTGAAGTTGAGTCAAGCACAGAGGCAGTAGCTGAAGAGCAGAAGGAAGAGGAGACCGTTGATAATTCAGAGGTTTCTGAGGAGCAGGATATCGCTAAGATGTTCAGCAACCTTCAGTCAGCTATCGAGTCTGGCCTTGAGAAGAATGCAAAGCAGGCTGAGGATTCAATTGCAAAGGCAACTGAGGCATTCGAGAACAAGGTAGAAGAGCTTGTAAAGAAGCATGACGAGCTTGTAACTAAGTTTGAGTCTCTAAAGACCGACATCGGTGGCGTTGAGAAGCGTCTAGAGGGTGTTGAGTCTGAGACTGCTATGAAGAAGTCCGGAGACCTAGGCGGGTCAACGGAGGATACCCTAAAGAAGAGTAAGGGTTCAACGTGGGGCGGGCGCTTCCTCGGCCTTTCCGACCTACAGTAATTAATTCCTAGGAAATATGGAGGTGACACAAACAGAATGAGTAATGAACTACTAGAGAAGGTTATCCGTACCACCGAGGTTGGTGCTGGTGGCGGTGGTCTTCTAAACGCTGAGCAGGCAGACCGATTCATCGACTACATGTGGGATGCAACCGTTCTCGGTTCCCAGGTCCGTACAATCCGTATGCGTTCAACTGTTCAGGACATCGACAAGGTTGGTGTTGGAGAGCGTCTAATGCGTGTTGCTACTGAGGCTGTTGACGATGGTGTCAACGCTGGAGCAGTATTCACAAAGATTTCTCTAACCACAAAGAAGTTGCGTCTTGACTGGGAGCTTTCAACAGAGTCCCTAGAGGACAACCTTGAGGGCGATGCTCTTGAGGACCACATTGCGCGCCTCATGGCAACTCAGGCGGGTAACGACATTGAGGACGTCGCTATTAACGGTGACACGGCCCTTACTTCAGACCCGCTAATGAAGGCATTCGACGGTTGGCGTAAGCTGGCTCTTGCAGGTGGACACGTTGTTGACCACGCTGGACAGCCACTTAACCGTGCTGCTGCTAACAAGGCTCTTAAGGCGATGCCACGTAAGTACATGCAGCGTCGTAACGGTCTTAAGTTCTTCACCGGTTCAAACCTAATTCAGGATTACCTATACGGTCTAACTCAGACCGCTTCAGGTCTAATCTCACTTGAGAACGTCGCTGAGGGCGTAACACGTAATGGTGTACGTACCGAGGGTCCTGCTGGATTTACCAGCACCCCAATCTTCGGTGTTCCAACCCAGGAGGTACCACTATTCCTTGAGACACAGGATGGTGACTACTCTGGTGCAACAGGTGACCACGGTGACCTATGGCTCACATTCCCTCAGAACATGCTTTGGGGTGTAAAGCGTGAGATTCAGGTTTACCGCGAGTTCAAGCCAAAGAAGGACACGATTGAGTACACAATGTACTGCCGTGTTGGTACGCAGATTGAGAATGTAGACGCTTTCGTCGTTGTAAAGAACGTCAAGGTTTCTTCATAAGATTCTGTTTGACAGACCCCGCCAGAAATGGCGGGGTTTTGTCGTTGGTGGATTCTCTGTTATAATGAAATCACAACAGGAGGAATACTAAAAAATGAGTTTCGAGACCCTAAAGAAGGAAGACCTTCTTAAGATTGCCGATGAGTACGGCGTAGACACAAAGCCTACAGACACTAAGGCTGTAATTATCGCTGCCCTCGCTGAGGATGGCGTTAATTGGGATGATGTCGCAAAGATGGATAAGCAGGTAGCCGAGAAGGATGCTGAGCTTAAGCAGGAGAAGGAAGAGGCAAAGGCTGCTGGTCCAAAGCAGCTACTTAGAATGCTTCGTGCAAATGCCTCTTATGAGATTCGTGGAATTCGTTTCACGAAGGAGCATCCATTTGCTCTAGTTCCTGAAGAGGACGCAGAGTTTATTACCGAGAATGACCCAGAGGGATTCCGTTACGCAACGCCAAAGGAGGCAGCGGAATACTATGGCTGATATTGTCTTCCCAGGAATGGCAGCAGGGGGTCCTCTTGGACAGGATTACCTTCCTGCCAACTATGACCTTGTGCTGTATAAGGGAGACTTTTTCAGCATGACCCTGACTTTCAAGAATCCAGATAATTCAGCAATGGACCTCACTGGATATACTGCTCAGTGCAGTATTCGACCAACAATTGGTTCGACTGAGGCCCATGATGCAACACTTACCCTTACTCCATTGCAGGGTAAGGTTGATGTGCTATTCCCTAGCACAGTTACTTCCGCTCTTGCTGCGGGAGATTATGTTTGGGACTTCCAGCTTACAAATCCGGACGGAAATGTACGTACATTTTTCGCGGGTGATGTAAAGGTTTACGGAGAGATTACATCGTGAGTACACCAGTAGGACCAATCAATGTCACGATTACCACACAGGAGTCTGGAACCGTTCAGGTAACCCAGACTCCTGCTCCGGGTCTTTCTCTGGCAACTAATGGACCGCAGGGAGCCCCAGGAACAAAGATTTATAAGACAGATGGTCAGCCAAGCAATTCAGTAGGTCTAGCAGGAGATTATGCTATTGACCTTTCCACAGGCAGATTCTATGGGCCAAAGACAACGGTCTGGCCCACCTGGTCACAAATTCCAGGCATCACGGAAACAGGTTGGCACACTGCTGGCATGGCTAATTTCGTTGGCTCTGACGTTTATCTGACATCCGTTGGTGAAGGTTTTGGAGCAGGAACCATTTGGTTCGGAACTGCTCAGGCTTCAAACGGCGTAGATGTGTCATTCGAGCTTGAAATGAGTGGCGGTTCTGGTGCAGATGGAATTGCATTCGCATTTGCAGATGCCGCAACATCAAATACATTTGTTGGCGGTGGTGGTGGAGAGCTAGGAATTGTAGGAGTAAATTCCGTGGCGGTTGCCTTTGTATCAGCTCCATCAGAAGCGGTAAAGATTGTTACCACTACAGCATCAGCAATGACAACTGTTGTCAGCTCAGCTCAGGACATTCGTCCAGCACCAGTTTCAGTAAGAATCAAGTATGATGGAACGACCCTATTTGTGTGGATTGATGGAAATCTAATCTTCAGCCAGGCAATTTCAATTCCATCTACTTCAAAGCTTGGATTTACTGCGGCAAATGGAGGTTCTGATGATAATCACATCATCAGAAATGTGTCATTTGTTCCAAGTGGGGGAACCCTTCTAAAGGGAGAAACGGGACCACAGGGTCCACAAGGAATTCAGGGAATTCAGGGTGCAACGGGTGCCACTGGCGCAACCGGAGCAGCGGGACCAAACAATCTGGTTATTGTTACTGAAGGAACTGCATTGCCAACAGACCCAACAGCACTAGCAGCCCTTGAGGGCAAATTGTGGGTGGAATATACGCCGTGACGGGAATTCTGCTCGGGGAGTGGGGGTTTCTCGATAATCTAGATGATACGTCTGGTCATGGTCATACGGCCACTGCAAATTACACACCAACGTATGTAAACGGACCGCATGCAGGTTCGCGCGGAGTTACGTTTACAGCAGATGGTCAGACTATCACATATGGAAGAACTGGCCTAGAGCCAGTTGCATCAGATGGCGGTGTTTGCATGATGGCTTGGGTAAAGCTTTCAGCATCTTCTACAGGATATCTTGGAGTAGTGCATAAGCATAGAGACCCAAGCTCATTGTCTACACGAGCAGGATGTGACCTTATCGGAAATAAGTTCCGTCCATTTGCGAGATGGCGTGACCAGCTAGCTTTTGCAGATGGAATTGGCCCTGACCTAAATGATAATACATGGCATCATCTATGCGTTGTTGATGCTGATGATAGATATGAATGGTATGTGGATGGTGTAAGCGTTCAAGAAACTGCCAGAACTGGAACAGGAAGCGTAACGTGGGAGCCATATCCGTGGTTCAGTGGTGCTACATCTGATATGCATTCCAGTTCACTTCTATCAATTTCAGGCGTAAGAATTTTTTCCGGCTCACTGTCGGACACAGAAGTAAATACATGGAAGGATACACCTATCACATTGTCACAACCAGGAAGTGTCATCATCGGGGGAGTTAAGAAGGCAGTCTCATCAAAGTCTGTCATCGTTGGTGGCGTAAAGAAGCCAGTTTCCGGCGCTTTTGTAATTATTGGCGGGGTTAAGAAGCCTGCTAATCTATAAGCGTACAATTTAGTTTTATATGTTCAAACGTGATATACTGACGACATGGAAATCTACAGAAATGAACTAGCGAATGTTGACCTTAAGGTGCCTGTCACTGCGGTCAATGGAACCTTCGAGGTGACAGCCTATGAGGGTAGTACACTCCTGTACACTTTCGCAACTGTAGCACAGATTCCTGGCGGGTATAGAGTAGTCCTGCCATTCAGCCTTGTTCAGGCAGATAAGTCTATCCAGATTAGATGGAAGTTCAATTACATTGAGAACTCCGTGACAAAGACTTACAACTACACGACAGCAGTAGATGTTGTTACTCCATATGTGACTCTTGATGAAATCAAGGAAGCCATCCCAGAGGTTTTGACTATGTTCGATACCACAGAAAAGATGGACCTTGAACTTAAGAGACTGGAGAGAAGAATTCGCGGGGTTATTGATAACTTCACGGGTCAGTCATTTGGTAGATATGTCGGAACAAGAGAGGTAATTGGAGCTGGTGATGAAGAGCTTAAGCTTGCCGACAGGCTAGTAACTCTTGAGAACATTACCGGAGCCAACATCATTTATTCTGATGATGGAATTGCCTCACCAGGACTTTACACTTCACGAGGAGACGGTTGGTATGTTGGATTTTCTGCTCCAATTCCTACAGGTGATTATGTATTCGAGAATGTCATCAGGGACCCAGACTCCGTTTACAAGCGCGGGTTCAGAGACAACGTCGTCTACACAATCACAGGAGTCTGGGGATGGGATGACGTACCAGCAGAAGTAAAGGAAGCAGCACTCTCTCTTTGCGAAGATGAACTATGTCCTCAGTCTGAATACAGAGATAGATATCTCAAGAGTATTTCTGGCGATGGTTGGAGATACGAATTCAATCCAAACGCCTACTATGGAACAGGAAGTGTCATTGCAGACCAACTTCTTGAGCCTTTCCGTCGTAGCACAATGACGGTGATTTAATTGTTGAGATGTCTAACAAGTGCGAAATTCAGCATGATGGTGGATATTGTAAAGCCCGATGCTGCACCAACAGATTCATCTTCTTCAACTGGACATTGGTCTTGGGTTCAGGACCCTGATTCTGGAGCCTTCATTCAGGTTTGGGTGACTGACGACCCAGATACACCAGATGTAGAAGGTCATGTAATTGCTGGTGTGAAGTGTCGTGCGAAGGCTGCGATGACTGGAAGCATTCGCGCAGCAGAGCAATTCGGCTCAGAGTATTTGAATGAGGAGTGGGTAAAGCTTGAACTCCCATACAATGCCGACATTACTTTGAGGGATAGGGTAGTTAACATCAGAACTCTCAAGGGACAGACCTTGTGGTCTGAGGAGGAATCTGATGGCAATCCTCCAACCGCATTCGACGTATTTCGTGTGTCGCCAGAAATCGACGGGTTCGGTAATCTAATCGGAAAGATTGCCCTTATCAAGAGGGCGGTTGTTCAGTAATGGCAGGAAGAACTTATGTAGGCTTCAATGTCGATACGACAGAAGCAGCCGCCCTTTCCGGATTTCTCAAGAGACTGTCTTTGGATATCAAGACATCCAGACATATTGGTCCTGTCTTGAAGTACACACATTCAGTAATGTCAAATGCATTTACTGAATACATGTCTGTAATCGGTGCGGCTCAGCCATCAAGATTCCACCACGTATATGAGTGGGGTCAGGTAGGAGACCCAACCGCAAAATTGTGGGACGACCAGCTTATTGGTAACGGTGCGACCAGGACAGCGACATTTACATGGCGTGCATCAAAGCAGGTGGTGCCTGTTCGAGACGACTTCCTTGATGTTGGTGTGAAGCAGATTCACGTCTTTGTCTGGAAGGCTCCAGTAATGGAGTATGGCAAGAATGTCATCATCAGACCAAAGCGTGGTAAGTTTCTAGCTTACTTCACTGGACCAACTAATCCAGAAATGAAGTATAAGAGACAGGTCACTCCAAACCCAATCACTGTAACAAATCCCGGTGGTCCTTTGACAAAGGGTTCATTTACCAGGGAATACGTTTCTTGGTGGGGAGGCTCAGGAGCACAGGGTGTATTTGAATCTGTAGTCAGAAGGACTTTGGAAGAAGACCTAGGAAAGATGCCTATTGAATCGGCAACCAAGCCATTCAGAAGGGCAAGAACAAAGACGTTTGCAATTAACACTCTTGGAGAAGCTGAAGCTGCTGAGAGGGCAGGCGCAGAAGCAGCAAGGAAATATCTTGAAGCCCGTTCGAGAAGATACATTGAGGCTGCTAGAGCTAGAGAAAGGTTGATTGGCTAATGGCTGAGGATTATAGAGTTGTTGGCGCTCACGAAATCAACAAGTGGCTTTGGTCAAAGCTGAAGGATTTCGAATACAAGCCGGGCGTCAAGGCATTCAAGGATTATAAGGATTCAGGAAATTCGGCGGGTTATCAGATTGTGCCCATCGTTCCAGGATATCAGTGGCCACAGATGAGTGATATCACTGGAAATAAGAGTCCGTACATTGTTTACAATTACATTATGTCTGGTTACTCAACAGAGTGGTGGCTATGCCGTGAGCAGTGTGCCTACATCATCTACGATTCTGATGAGGAGAGGCTACGAGCAATCAATGCCTACATTGCTGACCTAATGAAGAGAATGGATTGGACAGCCCGAGATTTGAATAATAGCGCGGCTGTGTCTGACAAGTTCGATTTCAAGTTTGTTCAGCTAACATCTGCATCAGGTCCAGATGATATGCAAGTAACAACAGAGTTGAGTCTTCGTGGAGCCATGGTGGTTGTTAACTATGAGTATACAACTGATATGAGTTCTGCTGAAGGAAATGGCATGAGGGTATAATCGGGAATTTGGCTTTTTGAAGCTAATCACGATAATATACTCATAGAGGAAGTGCCTAGCCAGCACACAAAACTTTTTAACCTAAATGGAGGTGACATTCAAAAATGGCATATCAGGTACGTAACATTATCATCGGTGCAGCCGCTCTTTACATTTCTGTAAAGGACAGCACTGATGCTGCATGGAACGGAGGTCCAGCTCTACCAGCTTCACCAGGTTCAGGTTCGTCTTTCACGACTGCGCTTGATGGCTCAGCAGATTTCCGTCACACTGGTTTCACGACAGAAGGTCTTGAGGTTTCTTACGAGCCAGACTACGGAGACGTAGAGGTTGACCAGCTTCTTGACTCTGCTAAGCTCTTCAAGCAGTCAATGAGAGTTACAATTAACACGACTCTTGCTGAGGCAGCCCTAGAGAACCTTCTAGTTGCTTGGGGTCAGCAGTCTGCAACCCTTACATCAACGACAAGCACAACTGAGCTTGGAATCGCAGCAGGTGCTCTAGGTGATGAGCCTGTAGAGCGTGCTCTTGTTGCTGTTGGTCCGGGTCCAAAGACCGCCGCAGGTGCAAAGCGTGAGCGCGTTTACCACGCACGCCGTGTTCTTTCTGTAGAGTCTACAGCACACAGCGTTCGTCGTAACGAGGCAACGGTGTTCCCAGTTTCATTCCGTCTTCTTCCAGACCCTAACTTCGCGGGTCAGGAGTACGGTGTAATTCGAGACCGAAACATCTAAGATTTAGTCTTAATAGAAAGGCCCCGCCAAGAGCGGGGCTCTTCTATTTTGAAGATTTACAGATTCGTGGTAAACTAGGATTACAAATGGAAGGAAAGGTTTAACTAAATTGGCGACATCAGTTTATTCAACCGAGGAAGTCGAGCTACAGGACGACACAACGGTTACACTAAAGCCACTTAACATTAAGACACTGCGCTCATTCATGAAGGCAATGGAGCGTTTTGGTGACGAAGACACAACCGAGGATGAGGGTCTGGATATTCTTCTAGATGCCTCAGCTCTGTGTCTAAAGGGTCAGCGTCCGGAATTCTGGGACGGTGAAGGTCACACCGAGGCTTACGAAGAGGCTGTAGATATGCCTACAGTCTACAAGATTCTTGACGTCTGTGGGGGCGTTAAGTTGAACGACCCAAATCTTCTAGCGATGGCTCAGGAAGCACTTGGAAGGAGCTAGACCTAGCCACTCTTGAGGCTGAGGTTTTCCTTCTCGGCCACTGGAAAAACTTTGAAGAGATTGAGGAGAACCTTACTCTTGATGAACTTCAGGCAATTCTAGAGGCATCGCGAGAGCAGGAACATAGGCGAAATAAATTTGCAGCGGCTTTGAAGGGCATTGACCTAGATGCTCAGACACAGACAGAAGACAAGTCATTTGATGAAATCAAGAGAAGAGCTGAAGCAAAACTTCGCGGGGTATCTGAGGAAGAAGTAGAACTTGCCGGTATTGGTATCGGCGTAATTGAAGAAGAGGAATGAGTTAAAATAGAGAACATCCAAATTCGCTTTAGTGGTTCCGCAAACTTTAGAGAAGTTTACGGAGAAGTAACCCGACTGAACCAGCAGTTGCAGGTAATGCAGCGCAACATGTCAGCGGGCGCTTTGTCTATGGCGAATGTAAATCAGGCTCGTAGCTCATTCCGTCAGGCAATTGGAAACGTTAGCGACCTAGCCGTACAGTCGGTACAGGCTAGGACCGCTACATCTGTTTTGACAGATGCTATCATTAAGCGTGACATTAGTCTAAAGCAGTCAATGCAGGTCCACAGACAGTTTACCAACATTCTGAAGGAGCAGTATGCACTTCAGCGTGCTATGGCTGTTCAGTGGACCTCTTCTACTTCTGGCAGAATGAGCGCAGACGTTATCATTCCTCGCGATGCATCTGCCAGAATTAACGAAATGACAAACTCGCTCCGTGCGAATTCCGCAGCAATGGCTCGTGGACTTGTAGGAATGGGCGGGTTGTCAGAAGCTTGGTCCGTAATGCGTGTACGTATCGGACTTACCACAGCAGCTCTTGATGCTGCCTCTGCCTCATTGATTAAGTGGGGTAAGAATACCCAGTGGGCTGGTCGTCAGCTCATGGTTGGTTTCACAGTTCCTCTGATGGCATTTGGCGCGGTGGCTGGAAAGGCTGCCTACGATGTAGATGCAGCCATGACCAGAATTCAGAAGGTTTATGATACAACAGCTTCTACAGCAGCAGGAAAGCAGAGAGAGCTTGATGCGCTAAGAACTGAATCTATGTCTATGGCTACACAGGTAGCAAAGAAGTACGGTCAGGCTCTAAAGGATACTCTAGGTATTGAGGCAGACCTTGCTGCTACTGGTCTAAAGGGTGCTGAGCTTCAGCAGTCTACAGTAGCCGTTACTCGTGCCGCAACTCTTGGTGAGCTTGACAGACAGCAGGCTATCAAGGCGACAATTGCTTTGCAGTCCGTTTACCACGATAGTGCCGACCAGGTAAACAAGGACTTTGAGTACATGAACGCCATTGAGAACTCAACCAGCCTTTCAATGCAGGACTTTGTTGATGCAATTCCTCGTGGTGCAGGAACCCTAAAGGCCCTAGGTGTAAACCTTAAGGAAATGGGTGTAATTCTTGTTGCCCTTAAGCAGCAGGGTATTACAGCTTCAGAGGGTATGAACGGTATTCGTTCTGCCGCTCAGAGACTTCTTCTCATTACCCCACAGGCTGAAGAAGTCTGGAAGGGACTTCTTCCAGATAAGGGAACTCTACAGGGAATTGTAGATGCAAACAAGGGACAGTTCATTCCTACACTAAAGGCTATTGGTGAGGCAATGAAGGACCTTGAGCCATACCAGAAGCAGCAGATTCTCAGCAAGGTATTTGGTGTTTATCAGAACAACAAGATGCTCGCAGTTCTTGATGGACTTACCAACAGAACCGGGCAGGTAGCCACAGCCTATAAGGTTATGGCTCAGTCTGCATCCAAGAATTCACAGACCGCACAATCCGAGCTTGACAAGATGGCTGAATCTGCCTCTGGTAAGTTCAAGCGTGCACTTGAAAGCATCAAGGCTCAGCTTGCCACAGTTGGTGAGCCGTTCCTTGAGGTTGGTGCAGCAATTCTCGGTGTAATTGGAAAGCTATTCAATATGTTCAATTCAATGCCGGGTATGCTGAAGAAGGTTTTGGCCGGGTTGGTAATCGGTGGAGCAATCCTAGGACCAATCATTATGCTTGTTGGTCTATTTGGTAACCTTATCGGACACATTATAAAGCTTGGTGGACTAATCACTGGTCTGTTCACAAGATTCCGCCCTCTAACTGTTGAGCAAAGAGCGCAGCAAATGCTTGCTGAACGCTCTACTTTGGCATGGCAGAATCAGGGTCGTGCGGCTCAGGCTCTTGCTGGACAGCTTCAGGTTCTTACCACACAGATGGAAAGAATGGCTGTTGCTCAAATGCAGGCAAATGGAACTGCAATTACGAGATTTGGTAACACCACTCCTAATTACAACACCAACATTGGTGGAATTGGTCCAGCCGCACCTACTAACCCTAACCAGTATCGTCAGCTTCCTAATGGACGATACCAGAATACTTCAACTGGACGATTTGCTTCAACGCGAGAGGTTCAAGCATACCAGGCTGCTCAGGCTGCTGCCGCTCAGTCAGCCGCTCGTACCGCAGCATCAACTCAGGCAACTCAGAGAAACTGGGGTAGAATCGCAGTTTCTATGGGTGCAGTCGGTGTAGTTGCTGCATCAATGCATGCCGCATCTGGTTCTTCTAGCCAGATTATGAATAACATCATGAATGCGGTATTCGCTGCCTCACTTCTTGGTCCGATGCTTGTAAAGGCATTCAGAAATGCTGGAATTGCCGCTGCCGCATCTAACATGGTTTCAGCATTTGGATTTGGTCGTGGTGTAGCTGCTGCTGGTGGAGCTGGAGCAGTCGGTAGATTTGGCGCGGGATTGGCTGCTGCCCTTCCTACCGCTGGTAGACTTGCAATGGTAATTGCCAGATTTGCTGGACCTGCTGGTCTTCTTGCTACAGGTGTATATCTGGCATGGAAGCTTTATGGAAACATGAAGAAGGGAATTGAAACCCAGAAGAGAATTAACGAGTCTGCTAAGGACTGGGCGGATGTTCTTGGATTTGTGTACACTGAGGCTGGTCAGGTAAAGAAGGCTAATGA